AACCTGAGCAAGGCAACTACATTGTAGCTAAGAGCAAGTACACCTTTGACCCTGTTGATGAAGATGGTAACAAGCTCGATGCTAAAGAGTTCGGTAATGGTACTGAAGCCTACGCTGTTGTTGCAAGCTATCGACACAAGCTCTCAGCTAAGTTCGGTGCATCCCCTAGCATCAAGAAGCTTATCGTTACCAAGGTTGTCAAGTATGAAGGTGGAGGCCAACAAGCTGAAGCTGAGGATGAAGTCCTTTAATGGCTGGTAAGCTGCCTGAAGGACTCCCTAAGGTAGCTTTAGTTGACTCAGATTTTCTGGTGTACAGGATAGGCTTTGCCTCCAATGATACCTCTGTTAAAATGGCTAAGGCTAGGTTGACAGAGTATCTACACCAGATTGTCTACATTGACTTGAAGGCTGACGACTACGAGGCTTACATTACAGGTAAGACTAACTTCAGGTTCGGAGTGGCTAAGACAAAGCCCTATAAGGGTAACAGAGCTAACATGGAGAAGCCCAAGCATTATGAGGCACTCAGGGAGCATCTAGTTACCTCTTTAGGGGCTGTTATGTCAGAGAACTGTGAGGCTGATGACTTGGTAGCTATAGCTGCATCTAAGTTTGAGTATGTTATAGTTGGTCAGGATAAAGACCTTCTACAGCTCAAGGGATGGCACTATAACCCTATCAAGTCAGAGTTTCAACAGATAGATCAGACTGAGGCTGATAGACACTTCTGGACACAGATGTTGACAGGGGATAGATCAGACAATATCCCTTGCCTAAAGGGTGTAGGCATAGTCAGGGCTACCAAGGCTTTGAGTGAATGTAAAGACTACTCTGAGATGGCTAAGGCTGTCTGGGAACTGTATAAAGACAAGGAACATGACATGGACTACCTGACTGAGATGGGTAGGCTGTTATGGCTCCAGAGATATGAGGGAGAACTATGGGAACCCCCAAGCGACCTAGAAAGCAGTTAAGTAAGCGTCAGGCCGCTGTTAAAGCAGGGTGGCGTAGTGGATTGGAAGAAGAGGTAGCTAAGCAGTTGGATAGCAAGGGTGTAGCATATGAATATGAGAAGCTAACCTTGTATTACACTGTTCCAGCTAAGCAACATAAATATACCCCTGACTTTGAGCTTCTAAGCAATGGTATCATTGTAGAGACTAAAGGCAGGTTTGTAACAGCGGATAGACAGAAGCATCTATTGGTCAAGGCTCAGAACCCTAAGCTTGACATTAGGTTTGTCTTCTCTAACCCTAAGCAAAGAATCAGTAAGCTGTCAAAGACTACCTATGCTGATTGGTGTAACAAGTACGGATTTAAATGGGCTGCAAAGGAGATTCCAAATGAATGGATTACTGAATGTAAACCTGATTCGTGAGAACGAAGACGGTAGTGCTGATTTTGACATCAGTGGTATCACACCTGAGGTGCGGGATGCCTTTGTTCGCTTAGGTATCATCAAGGCATTGGAGGATGCTATCAAACGAGCAGAAGAGGAATACACCCCACCACCTCAAGAAGGATTTGAAGATGAAGGTAGCTAAGCAGTCAGTTGAGCTGATTGACTCCTGTGGGGATGACCTTAGTGTCTGCAACGCAGCACGAGTAAGCTTTGCTAAACAAAGTAGCTGGACTAATGTAGGTGAGTATGAGCATGATGGCGGAGACTTAGAACTTGCTGAGAAGGATGCTAAGCTGATTAACTATCTTGCTAAGCATAAGCACAAGAGTCCCTTCAATCATTGCTTTATGAGCTTCCGTGTCAAGGCTCCTATCTTCGTTGCTAGACAGTTGGTTAAGCACGAGTATCTGCCTTGGAATGAAGTATCTCGCAGGTATGTCACTGATGAGCCTGAGTTCTATATCCCTGATGGCTTCAGGGCTAAGGCAGAGAATGTTAAGCAGGGCAGCAGTGACCAACACATTGCCTTCTTGTCTAACCCTGTGCAACGGGCTTCAGCTACAGCACTGATGGTGTATGATATGCTCTTGGAACAAGGTGTATGCCCTGAACAGGCCCGTATGGTCTTGCCTCAAAATACAATGACAGAATGGATTTGGTCAGGTACTCTCTTTGCCTTTGCTAAGATGTGTAAGCTACGATTGGATGCTCACACACAGCGAGAGACACAAGAGATTGCCAAGATGATTGACAAGTATGCACAGGTGTTGTATCCTGTGTCTTGGAAAGCCTTAATGGAGTATGGCGAATGAAGAATGTACATAAACCTGTAGTGTTCTACAAAGGTGAGGTAAAGTTCCGTATCGGGCCTTACGGCACTGGTGAGTATGCTACAGTGCATGATGTTGAAGGACATCCTTACCTAGGCCATGAGCCTGTTGTCTATACCTCTGAGGTTGTTAAGCACTTTGATGGTGGCTTTGAGACAGCTAACACTGTCTACATTAAGATGCCTTCTGAGTCTGGGGAACCCGGGAAGGCTGATCCTGTTGATGTAATTATGCAGGAGTTCTCCTTTGATCGGGTAGAGACTGTTATGAAGGCTCTTAACTGGCACTGGGCACGGTCTAAAGGTGTCCCTGACATCGTTACTATCCGCAACGAGGCTCGTAGGTTGTTGGAAGAGGTCAGTGAACGACTTAATGTCCACAAGGACTATCAGATAGGCTGTGGTGGTTTTGAGGTCACTGGTGAGGTCGTCGAAGGACATAAGCTCCTTACCTTGAAGTTTGTTGTAGAGGAGTATTGTTTCGATGATTTCTGATACTGACATTAAAGACTTTGAGGGCTATCAGCAGGAAGCTTGGAAGTTCGCTAAGCCTACAGCTAAGAACCCTCCTTACCTGTTCGGTAACCTAGGTGGAGAGGTAGGTGAGGTTTTGTCTGTATGGTCTAAATCAGTCCGTGATGAGACTTCACCAGAAGAGTTCTATAAGAACATTTCTAAAGAGCTAGGGGATGTGTTGTGGCAGCTCTCAGGTATTGCAACCTACTACGGATTGTCTCTGCAAGACATTGCTGAGCAAAACATTGTTAAACTTAAATCACGTCAACAGCGTGGTGTCATTGGAGGGTCTGGTGATGAGCGGTAATAGTGAAGGTAAGCGTTTTGTTCAGGTTACCATGTCATCTTATGATGGCACACTGAGTCAAGCTAAGGCATACCCTGAAGATGGTTCATGGGTTCCTATCTTGCAGGACTTCTTGCGTATCCTGAGTGCTGAGTATGGGTATAATATCCAAGACAATGTTCGTATCAAGGCTCGTCCTTGGTTTGAGGATGAGTGGAATGGGGAGACATACCGTGACGATGAGGCAGACAGCTAAAGCATTATTGATTGTTATCTTGGCCTACTTGCTTGCAGCATATACAGACGAAGCTCAGGCAATGGACAAGGAACAACGATGCATAGCTGATGCTATCTACCATGAAGCTAGAGGTGAAAGCTTTGAGGGTATGATGGCAGTTGCTAACGTCATAGTGAACAGGATGAAGTCCCCTCTGTTCCCTAACACAGCCTGTGGGGTTGTCTATCAGCGTAAACAGTTCTCTTGGACAATGATGCCTGATAAACTCTCCACACCTGTGTTAAACTATGGTGGCCCTATCCTTTATATCTCTCGATTGGCTATAGAGTCAAGACTGATAGATATAACTCGTGGGGCTACTCACTACCATGCTGACTATGTTAATCCCTTCTGGGCCAAGACTAAGAAGCATACAGTGACAGTAGGGACACACCTGTTCTACAAGACAAAACAAAAGTTTAGGAGTGATTGGTATGAGCAACAAAAGTAAGAAGCCAGCTACAGCTGAGGATGCCATTGAAGGTCTTGTTCGTTCAGAGATGGACTGGATCATTGAGATTATGTCTGAAGACCATTCTTCTCTGCCTTTTGTCTCTCACGACAAAGAGGAAGAGGATAAGTTCAAACGTAAGATGATTAAGGCAGCTAAGCGTATCAAGAAATGGTACACTCCTCCAAACAAAGACTGGGATTGAACAACATGAAGATTTTGTTATTGGATATTGAGACAGCCCCTAACACAGCCTATGTGTGGGGTCTGTTTAAGCAGAACATCAGCATCAGTCAGATTGTTGACAGTAGTAAGATGCTGTGCTGGGCTGCTAAATGGTTAGGTGAGAAAGATGTCATGTTCTCCAGCATCATGCAGGGTAAGAAAGGTATGCTTAAAACTATCCATAAGCTACTCGACCAAGCTGATGCCGTGATACACTACAATGGTAGCCGATTCGACATCCCTACCTTGAATAAAGAATTCTTGATTGCTGGACTGCCTCCTCCTGCTCCTTATGCACAGATTGACTTGCTTAAGACAGCTAGGCAGCAGTTCCGCTTTCCTAGTAATAAGCTAGACTATGTGGGCCGTGCTCTGGGTGTAGGCGAGAAAGAAGGACACGAAGGCTTCGAGCTTTGGGTTAAATGCATGAACAAAGACCCTGAGGCTTGGAAGAAGATGGAAGCCTATAACCGACAGGATGTTCTCTTGTTGGAGAAGGTTTACTATGAGTTTCTTCCTTGGATTAAGAACCACCCCAACAAGGCAGTCTTTGAAGGTACTGAGTTTGCTTGTCCTAACTGTGGGTCACACCATATCGCCAAACGAGGCTTTAATGTGACTAAGGCAGGTAAGTATCAGCGGTATCAGTGCTATGATTGCGGTACTTGGAGCAGTGAGCGTAAAACAGAAAAGATGCCAGCAAACATCTTGAAAGGAATCGGAACATGAACAATAATAAACCTGACCGCTGTCACGAATGTTTCTATGAGAACGTGACAGCAATGACTGAGTTCCCTTGTAACTCTTGTGACCGTAATAGCCGTTACGTACACAAGACTGTCTATGAGAAGTATAATCCTCCTATGGACAGCCAGTATGACCCTGTTAACAAGCCTAAACACTATATGCTGTTCCCTAAGGAAGGCATTGAGGTTCGGGATGTCATTGAGAAGTTGGTAGAGAAGCTTGTAGCCTCACGTAACAATGGCTTACCTATCTACACTCTCTATGATGCTGATTATGTCCAGTTGATGCAGTACCTGATGCGCTTCATGGACAAGAATGGTAAGGAGGACTTGCTTAAGGCACGGTTCTACTTGGATAAACTGATTGAAGGCTATGAGCATCATGCGTGAAGAAGTAACGCTGGAAGAACTCAAGGCTTTCTTGGCTAGGATTGACGAGGTTACTCTACTGGAATTGCTAGAGGTATCTAGTGAACAGCTGGTAGAGCGATTCTCTGATGAGATTGAAGACAATTACGACAAACTGAAAGGAATTTTGGATGACCTTGAATAATGAGATTAACACCCCTTGGAGCAGTATTGGCTACATCACCTACAAACGTACCTATGCTCGTCGCCTGAACGAAGCAGATTCTAATAGCCCTACAGAGGAGTTCAATGATACAGTTAATCGCGTTGTCAGTGCTGCTAACAATCAGCTTCACGTTGGGTTCACTGATGATGAATCAGCTCGACTGCGACAATACCTCCTCCAGCTCAAAGGAACTGTTGCAGGTCGCTTTCTGTGGCAGCTTGGCACTGACACTGTTGGTCGCCTTGGGCTGAGCAGCCTTCAGAACTGTGCATTTACAGTAGTGGATAAGCCCGTAGAACCGTTCACTTGGGCAATGGACTTGTTGATGTTGGGGAGTGGAGTTGGCTACAATATACAGAAAATCAATGTGGAGAAGTTACCTCCAGTTAACCTTGAGTTTACTGGGCCTACTCGGACTGACCGTGGTGATGCTGATTTTATCGTTCCTGATAGTCGCGAAGGCTGGGTTGCTCTACTTGGCAAAACGCTTAAAGCAGCGTTTCTGGCGCATGAAACAGGACGACAAACATTCACCTACTCCACCCAACTGATTCGCTCTAAGGGTGCTCCTATCAAGGGCTTTGGTGGCACAGCTAGTGGCCCAGAGGACTTGGTGTGGGGTATCGAGAAGATCAGTGAGGTCTTGGAGAAACGTGCAGGTAAGAAGCTTCGCCCTGTTGACTGCTTGGACATTATGAACATTATCGGTGCTGTTGTCGTTGCTGGTAACGTGCGACGTAGTGCCCAGATTGCTATTGGAGACCCTGACGATGTGGAATATCTGCTTGCTAAACGATGGGACTTGGGTAATATTCCCTCATGGCGAGCAATGTCCAACAACAGCGTGGTTTGTAATGACATTGGAGATTTGCATGAATTCTTCTGGGACGGATATGAAGGTAAAGGGGAGCCGTATGGGCTTATCAACCTTAAGCTTTCTCGAAAAATGGGGCGTTTGGGCGAAACCCAGTACCCTGATCCGGACGTACAAGGATATAACCCCTGTGCAGAACAGAGCCTAGCAGACAAGGAAACTTGCTGTTTGGCAGAGATTTATCTTCCTAACATTGAGTCATTCGAGGAGTTTGTAGATGTGGCAAGTCTCTTATATCGTGTCAACAAGCACTCGTTGGCTCTCCCGTGTCACCTCAAGGCGACTGAAGCGATTGTACATAAAAATATGCGTATGGGCATTGGTGTCACGGGCGTACTCGAAAGTACGGAAGAACAAAAGAGCTGGCTTAAAGAAGCCTATGTGAAGCTGCGAGAGTTCGACAAGGAATACTCAGCTAAGCATGGTTTCCCAGAGTCTGTTAAGCTGACCACTGTTAAGCCATCAGGTACACTGTCATTGTTGCCCGGAGTGACCCCCGGTTGTCACCCAGCCTATGCCAAGTACATGATTCGCCGTATCCGTATCAGCTCTAATCACTCTTTGGTTGATGTGTGTCGTAAGCATGGCTACCCTGTGGAATATCAGCAGAACTTTGATGGCTCTGAGGATCGTTCCACTGTGGTTGTAAGCTTCCCCTTTGCCCATAAGGGTGAGGCTAAGCTTGCTAAGGACATGACAGCCATTGACCAGTTGGAGACTGTTCGTTGGTTGCAGGAAGAGTGGTCTGATAACAGTGTCAGCTGCACAGTGTATTATCGTAAAGAGGAACTGCCTGAGATTCGTAAGTATCTCAAGAAGCACTACAAGAATGGACACAAGAGCCTTAGCTTCTTGCTCCACTCTGAGCATGGCTTCAAGCAAGCTCCTCTGGAAGAGATTACCAAAGAGCAATATGATGCTCTGGTAGCCTCTACAGTGCCTATTACCAGCATCAATGAGCTGGATATTGGTCTGGATGATAGTGAGTGTGCAACTGGGGCCTGTCCTATCCGATAAGCTCCAATAACGAAAAAGCCCCTCGGAGGTGACTCCTGAGGGGCTTCTTTGTTTCTACTGTCGATTACTTCTTTTTAGGTGGACGACCACGCTTCTTACCGTAAGTACCTTTACCACAGGGCATAATATTACTCCTTCTTAATTTTCATATCCATGATCTTCTCCAAGGTACGACCACCAAAGTAGAAGGACATGACCAACATACCCCACTGACCCAGCAGGGTGACATAGGCTTCATTAGCATCATAGTCAAAGGCTGACATAAGAGCAAAGAGGAAATAGCCCACGAAGATAGCTACAAGGGTCATAGGTCTGATATTCTTGGACAGCCAAGAGTCAGAGGCCATATCAGCCTTCATGCGCTCTGTGAGGTTATTCTGCTCAGTCTTGTAAAGGTCAGAATCATTGGCAATCTTAGCCAGTTCTCCATCCTGTGCCAGCTTCGTTAGCTCAAGTTGTGCCCGAGCTTTAGCTTCTGGATCAGGGATGAGCTTGTCTACTAGCTTACCGCCAATCTCCAATAGTCCTGCGATTGGGATCATACTACCAACCCATTCTGATAGACAGTCTTACCGCCAGATTTGACAGCTGTCAGCACCTGACACTTGAGGTTAGCCTTGTCGTAGGAACAATGAACCCAACCAGCGTTAGGGTCAGTCTTAGAGGGAAACTCAAGGATCAACTGGGTAAACTTAAGGTTATCCTTAATCCACTCAGCCAAGTCCTTGTTAGCCATACCCATGACTTCAAAGTCAGCAGCTTGGCCTCGGCAGTGGTCAGAGGTAGCAGAGCCACCAATGGCCTTATTGACCTCAGGACTGCGGTAAGCAGAGGTTACAACCACTGGGCCAAACTTATCACGAACAGGCTGTAGGATGTTATCCACAAGAGCCTGTAGGTTGTCAATAGCCCCCATAGAAGGGGTGTTATCCAGCCCCTGTCGTACAGCAGCTTCTGACTTGCTTAGTTCAGCTACGCTAAAGTTTTTAGATAGTTTCATTTATTCTCCTTAAGGTGCAACCATAGGTTCTTGTTGTTCAGCTTGACCTTGTAAAGCTTGTATCTCAGCTTCAACCAAAGCCCTCCAAGAGGCGTTAGATCGGGGTTGTGGGATAGTCCCTGACAAGATTTGAGACACAACATTCTCAGCTGCTTTGCGTTGAATACGAC